CATAACTCCGCAAAAAATAATCAGTTGTCATTTTTTCCAAATACAAGTAGTATACAAATACTGACTGATTAACCCAATCATCTTGAAAGGATACACAAATGGCTCACATGGTCGAAACGATGGCGTACGCTGGTGAGAAGCCCTGGCACGGCCTTGGCAAGGAGGTCCACAACGACCTGACTCCTGCCCAGATGCTGGTCGAGGCTGGCCTGGACTGGTCTGTCGACAAGGTTCCGGCGTTCGCGACGATCGGTGGCAAGAAGGTCAGCGTCGGCAGGGATGCTCTTGTCCGCTCGACCGACAACAGGATCCTCGACGTCGTCTCCTCTGAGTGGAATCCCGTTCAGAATAGCGAGGCGTTCGAGTTCTTCACCGACTTCGTCATGGAAGGCGACATGGAGATGAACACGGCTGGATCGCTTCGTGGCGGCCAAGTTGTCTGGGCTCTTGCGAAGATCAAGGACAGCTTTGAGCTGTTTGACGGGGATCGGGTTGAGGGATACCTCCTCTTTACGAACCCGCACAGGTTTGGTCAGTGCATCGACGTTCGGTTCACGCCAATCCGTGTTGTCTGCAACAACACCCTGACCCTCTCGCTCAATGAAAAGGGTAACCGCTTCGTCAAGATCAATCACCGGCGCCAGTTTGACGCCGAGTCCGTCAAGCAGACGCTTGGCATCGCAAGCAAGAAGCTCGGCCAGTACAAGGAGATGGCTGAGTTCCTGGGCAAGAAGCGCTTCAACACCGACAATCTCATTGCATACTTCAACGACGTCTTCCCTGTCCTGACGACGAAGGAGAAGGCTCGGAAGGAGCTGTCGAAGTCGGCCACCCGTGCTCTTGAGCTGATTGACACCCAGCCGGGCCATGAGTTTGCGAAGGGTTCGTGGTGGCAGGCGTACAATGCGGTCACGTTCATGACGGATCATGAGATTGGTCGCAACAACGACAACCGCCTGACGTCGGCCTGGTTTGGTCCGAACAGTCAGCTGAAGGTTCGGGCGCTTGAGTCTGCAATGGACTACGCACAGGCAGCCTGACAATGACTGGAGCCCCCAAAAGGGGCTCCTTTCTTTCGTTGTTTGTAATTTCATCCTTCGCTACAATGTAACAGTGAGGTGAAATATGTCGTTTTATGATACAATCAGCTTTCTCAGGGACAACAACCTTCGTGAGGAGGTTGTTGCTTTTTGCAATGCAATTGCAGACCGTATGATTGCTGCGCTTAGTATTGAGTTGAAGCGAGATAATGTCTCTGTCAACCGCAGATATCTTTCAAATTTGCGCTACATAACCTCCTACGGAGGATGTCATCGTTCCGGAAAAATGTATGTTTCGATTGTCCTGATCACACCTATGCATGCCTTGAGGAACAATCATTTGATCGATTATCCTGAGTATGCACACATTAAAAGTGATAAAGACATTGGTGATCTCAAGGCTGTGTCGTGGAAGAAGTATTGTGCAGCTCTTATGGCTCACGAGCTAGCCCATGCATTCCAATATAAGTATCGCTCTACTGTCAGCAATGCATTTGGGGCAAGATATTCAAACCCAGCCTACTATAGCCACGATGGGTTTACTCATGGTAACGAGTGGCAATCGATCTATCGCTTCCTTCGGGTGAACTTCGTCAACAACGACAGCTTCGAGTCTATCAAGATTCCTACTAAGCGCAAGAAGACGCATGAAGTAATTGGTTCTGTGACTGTTCTTGAGGAGAGTAGCATTCGTGTCGGTGCCAATAAATCTTTGCCCTTGTCTGAGGGCAAGACGCTTCAACTAGTCAGGGATTTTAAAGAAGTCAGCGATGAATATGGATACGTCAGTGTAATGTTTGCAAACAAGTTGTGCCGGATCTATGGCTCTAGGGACATGTTTGAAATTCATATGGACAGGGAGTAAGAGATGGTCAAAAGGAGTTCAATATCTTTGACTAAGTCAGAGTTCTATGAGGCAATCAGGCTGTATGTGTTGGAGAGTGAGAGGCAACATATGCCAATGTCTTCAAACGACGTCACGTTCGACATCAAGCAGCTGCCTGCTGGTCCCGTCATCGAGTTTCAATGGGTTGTCAAATGAAGATGGATCAAGTGCCAGAACTTCCCAGCGTGTTTGATGACTGCCTTGACGACATTGTCGCAATTGCTTCTGAGCTTCCGTACGAGGAACGCCAGGCAGTGATCAGGCTCCTCAAAGGAACGATAGAAGCTGTGAGGTCTGCAACCACAGACATTGACAAGCTAGTCTTCTATTCCAATCCAGTGATTGAAAAGCTGTATGGGACTGTTGCAAGAATTCCAGGTAAGTGGGTATAAATACAATGTTGCTGATGACCTCAGCGCAATAAGCTGTCTGGACCCGGCTTCAATGCCGGCGCCTCCACCAAAATCTTGAGGGGGCGAAAGGGATCGACAGAAGTGTAAAGGCTTAGCGAGGCAACCGGTAAGGAACGACCGACAATTTGTCCACACAATAGATGCAAACGATAACTTCGCATCTGAGATGGCTCTAGCAGCCTGAACGGGGTTCGGTGGGGACCTGGCAACAGAATCCCACCACTTCAACTTAAGGTGGCATATGAAAACTTTTGCAGTCCTTGCAGCAATGTTTGTGGCGATGCCTGCATCGGCTCAATCAGTGTATTCTTTAATCGACAAGTCAGACCGATCTGAAGTCCGTTGCCTTGCGGACAACATCTATTACGAATCTAATAATCAAGGATACATTGGAAAGCTTGCAGTGGCTTTTGTCACTATAAACAGAGCAAGAGATCCTAAGTATCCTTCTTCGATATGCAAGGTTGTTAATCAAAAATCCAAGGATAAAAAGACAGGTAAAGTGACCTGTCAGTTCTCGTGGAAGTGTGGTAAAGTAAAGCCTCCAAACAAAAAAGATTATGAAGCTGCACTTGAAATAGCTTCTAGCGTTTACTTATTCACAGAGTTGTTTGAAGATCCTACTGATGGCAGTATGTTCTTTCATTCTGTTATAATTAAGAACCATTTGTTCTTCAAACAGCTAGAGTTCTCTAAACAAATAGGAGATCACAGGTTTTACTATGACAGATGATGTTTCCCCACAGACACTTTCAAGTAATGCTTTCTTCGAGAGCATTCAATCGCTTTCAACGAACCTCAACATTGACTACATTGAAGCTGTGATTCATTACTGCGAACGTAACAACATTGAGATCGAAACGGCTGCAGCGATGATAAAGCAGAATTCAAGAGAGAAAGCGAAGTTGCAGATCAATGCAGAGGCGTTGAACTACCTTCCAAAATCAGCCAAGCTTCCAATATGACTCCCACCCCATTTGAGGTATACAAGACGTACGTTGCATTGAAGATGCACTTCACGTCTGACTATGACTATTTCAAATACAATGGAAAGGTCAAGGCAGAGTCTACCTCGTTTGAGACTAGGAAGGATAAGTACCACTTCTATAAAATGTCAAAGAGAAAGGACTGGTTCAACTACATCCTTTCCAACCTTGTTGTAGGTGAATCGTGGATAGGCAACATGCTGACTCCTGAAGGGGAGCAGAGGCATGTCGAATGGTCGAAGAGGATTCAGTCCCTTGGATATCAATTTGCAAGGGACATTGGCCAGCTAAGGGATCAGTTTAATGACAACTTCACTGTAGAAGATAACACTCATCCGTTTGCATTAAGGCTGTATATGAGGAAGCATATCTCGCTAGAGACTCTGATCATCCTTGATAGCCTTGCTGGGATCTTCAAGCATTGGGATAAGAAGCTTGCAAACGATCCCATGTGGAAGGAAGTTGGGACATTGGCTTCCAAGTACAGGAAGTTTGTTTCCTTTGATCAGGCAAAGATGAAAGAAATTGTCTTGACGAGATTTCCTGCTTGAGGTATAAATACCTCGTCGTCATGGACGAAGTGAACAAGATCATATCAACATACAAACATACGGAGAATACAAATGGCTAATACTTCTTTTGCACAGCTCAAGCGCAACCGTCAGTCTCAGTTCGAGAAGCTGACGACAGAAATTAACAAGATGGCATCGACAGGTCCTACCGAAGATACTCGGTTCTGGAAGCCCACTCTCGACAAGGCCGGCAACGGTTCTGCTGTGATTCGATTCCTTCCTGCTCCTCAGGGTGAGGACACTCCTTTTGTCCGTTACTTTGATCATGCGTTCAAGGGTCCCGGTGGTTGGTACATCGAGAAGTCACTGACCACCCTTGGTGAAAAGGATCCTGTTTCTGAGTACAACAGTCAGCTGTGGAACTCTGGGA